CAAAGGTTGGGCGTAAGATGACAGCAACATCGTTTGGTTTTAGACTTGTTTTAGTTTCACTCATATTATTCCTTTGGTGGTTCCCACATTTGGCCTTCGTATCTGCGAAGCCATAACAATCGTGCATTCTCTAACACACGTTCTTCATTACCTTCATAGGCTTGCAGACATGCCTCGTAAAGCTTTACCTCAGTGTCACACTCATCTAATATCTTATCGGCTTTGACAGGACCAATGCCTTTTAAACCAATGATGTTATCTGCAGAGTCGCCAGTAAGGATCTGTTTGTAGAACCTGTACATGCCTTCTTCTGGTGTGATGTGGTAGGCAATGTCTTTAACAAAGTTGTAATGCCAGCCCGGTATCTGGTCGAGGTCTTTGTCCACTGATGCAATGACTGAGTTGTTATACCCAAGCTCTGTAGCGTGTGTAGCTACAGCATCATCAGCTTCAATACCTTCAACAATAACAGCGCCCCATTCATCAACTAAATGCTTGCGTAATGCTGGCAGATGTTGAGGCTTTGGGGCGATGCGATTACCTTTGTACACAGCCGTCTTAGCTATGTCGAATCTGTAGTTGTTTCCACCTGTAAGGTAGAGCTTCCACTGGTCAACAAAGCAAGACGGATATGCTTGATCTACTCCACGTACAAGGATGTCATTGACATAGTTGTTAAGACTATACTTAGCATGTGTCTCTGATTCATCCTTGCAAGCGAAGGAAATACGATAGGCGATAAGGTCGCTATCGATTATTGCAAACATTACTCAGCTTTAGGCTCAACGTCAGTTACAACAGCTGGATTGGCAGCAGCTTCAGCTTGTGCAGCTTCCACTTGTGGACCAGCTTGTTGCTGAATGAGGTTGATCACAGGAGCTGATTGCTCGTATGGCATTTTAGCCAAGGCTGTCAAGACAGCATTGACAACATCGAGGTGGAGGTCTAGTTTAATTTGCATTTTGTTTTTCCTTAAAGAACATCTTCGTCATCATTCAAGTTACCAGCTGCGTTGGCATACTCAACCAAGTCAGTGATGACCAGCTTACCAAGAGAAGCACTTGTGCCTTTCTTGTTCTTAAAAGTCCAGTCGTATGAACCGACAATGGCCTTACCTTTGCTACCGTTGCCGATGGATTCAGTGATCTCGTCACCTTCAGCATCAAACACTTTGATAGGCTTCTTAGATTTGCAAGTGATGTACTTGCCCATCTCTTCTTTCTTGCCTTCGCCTGTCTGCACAGGGATACCCATCTCTTCAAAAGCTTCGACCGCTGCTTCGGACAAGTTGCACAAGTTGATCTGGTAGTCACCAGACATCTCGTTCACTTTGTTATGGAAGCACCAGTAGATGGATGCTTTAACTTTGACACGTTTCTTTTCTTCACTCATTTGAGTTTCCTTTAGATTTAAATGCTGACCAATTCAGTAGGGGTCAGCTTCCTACATTCGATTATTCTACAACAAGTTTCTTTGCTGCAGCCGTATAGAAAGAATAATCTAAATCATTACGGCTAAAATCTTTAATGTTGTTACACGCCCAAGTCTTCCATCCAGATTCTACATCCATCCTACGCTCTTCGCCATCAACAACCAACGGCGGCATAATCTTTATCAGATCTGCACCAGCTGTTGATGCGTAATAGCGACAGATGTTTTGCTGCTGCACTTCGCTACCATCACCCATCACCATCACCAGCCTACTACTACGTGGTACTTTAGTACGCAACAGGAAGTCGTAGTTGTTTTGATGACCCTTGATGTAGGTATCGATGTCAATGCCATGCAGCATGTAGGCTTCAGCAGCCTTAGGAATCACCAAGCCACCTTGGTCCTGATGCCAGCCTAAGTCTTCGTATTGATACGCACCCTTACGCTTCACCTTACTGTTGGTGTACAAGGCAATGTAGTTGTTCACGTCACGGATAATCATCTTGCTGTAATACGCATACTCCAGCTCAAGACCAACCTGCTTCTGCCACACTGCACAGATGGTTTCATATTCTGTAACCTTCTGACGAGGCAGCTTCACAGTGACACCGTCTGTATTCACCTGAATGATGGACAACCCTTCAATATCCAGCAGCTTCTCAGCCAACAGGCACAGGCTAAGCTGTCCGTTGATGGTGATTGACATGGTGTATTGCGGGTCATAGAAGGGGCTAAACTGGTTGTTGCTATCACCGTATACACCGTTCAACGCAAGCTTCAGCATGGCGTTCTCAGCACTACCCTTGGCATAGCTCTTACGTTGGTTGTAGACATCTTGGTAGATGTCACAAAACTTCTCACCCAAATGCTTAGGGTAGACACGGTTGGCAATGGCAATGTTGGGATACATCGAAGCCACGTCAGCGTCAACAATCATGTACTCATCGTCTTCCACCACTGTCTGAGACTCAATAGATCCATGAATGCCACCAGTGCCGAAGTCGAATTGAAAGCCGTTGACAACAACGTTCAGGGTTGATGCTTCATTCCAATGTTTCCAATGGCTGTACTGAGCCTCACCCTTTTTCTTGGCCTTCAACTCCACCTGCTCCACCCACCCAAGGGGATACTCAGCTTTGAAGTCTGCAATGTCTTCGTCAGTTGGGACACCGACAAACTTCTTACGCAGCGTTGTCATGTTGGCAAACATCGCAACCTTGCCTAGCTTATCCTCAGGGATGGCAGAGAATACGCCCTTGGTTTCGGTGATGCTTTGTTGTTTGAACCAATCAAGCACAGCCTGAAACGCAGGGTGTTGGAAGTCGTAGTAATTGAACAAACAATCTTTGATGTGAATGACATCACGTTTTGTTTGGTTAATCTTACGCTCACCTTTAGCACCCATCGTATAGCAACAGCCGGGCATGTTCTCTTCAAGCTGCATGATGAAGTAGTCTTTGCCAATCTTGGTGTCGTTGTGGTTGAGGAAGTTCTTCTTATACTTCTTAGACAACTCAGCACGGAAGTTGATTAGATGCAGCGACTCTTTGTAGAAGTCGAGCGTCTTCACCACGTCATGCATGTTGTAGCTAATGAGCACATCCATTTGCTCATCGGTCAGGTCAGTGCCAACAGGGAAAGGCAAATCTTCGATGGTGTCAGACTTCATATTAAATTCAATCATCTTCAATGACGTGGCTCGTGCCTTGTTGTCGAAGTGATGAATCTTGTACAAGTCAATCTGTTTCACATACTGCTCACGGTCATAGACCACATCAACAAACTTGTCTTGGTTGGTAATGATGGCCTGTGCTTTCTTGTAAGCACGAATGGCAACAGCCTTACCAGACACAGTCAATGCTTTCTCACGCACAGATAGTAGGTCATGGAGTATGGGGTAGTCAAAGCCTAAGTTGTTGAAGCCGATGAGGTGGCTCTTCTTCTTCTTGCATGTGTCAAGAAACGCAAACATCTGAGCAGCCTCATTCTTACGAGTGGACATCTCAAAGGTCTGTGCTTCTTCACCATCGATGTTGATGGTGGTGAAGGTGAAGCAGTTAGGATATGTCTCCAGATCGTAAATCCAATCCATCTTTCTCTTCCTTTTCTTTCTTCTCTTGCTCTTGTTTGTAGATGTCTACGTTGTCTCTGCCAAAGATGGAGTTCCAACGGTTGGCCCATTCAACATCAGCAATGCTGCGTGGGCGTTGTGTGCTTCCTTTGCCGCCGTCACTCATCTGTAACCTCCAAAATAAACAACGGTACACGACCACCTAACAACACTTCCATGTCTTTGTCATCGAAGCTTTCGAAGAGTTTCTTAGCTTCGTAACATGTGTGGGCATACCAAAGCAATTCATTCCACATGTGTTGTTCTTCGCCTTCGTCAAACCAATCTTTGGCATCGGTCAATGCTTCAAACTGTTGGTAGCGTAGGTAATAATACTTTTCAAACTTCTGATAGTTCATAACAAATCTCCTTCGGGTTCATCATCCATCTCAAACATACGGCCTGTCTCTTTATTATAAAGAAGATTGCCAGCGGGTCCAGTGATGCCAGCAAAACGATTCTTCAACACACGCACACGGGTGGTGTTGCGGATGATAGGATCTTCATGCTGACCATTACGTTCAAGACCAATCACCATGTCTGACAGCTGAGCAATGGAGCCAGAGCCACGAAGCTGAGCCAGTGATGTAGCTGCACCTTCCTCATGACCTTTGTCGCTTGGGCGCTTCAGGTGTGAAACAATAATCAAAGAGATGTTGGTTTCCTGTACAAGCATGCGCAGCTTGGTCATGATTTCGTCAATGGCTTTGCGTTCGTCACCGCTCTCTTGTGCTGACACAATGATTGAGATGTGATCAACGAACACATACTTGCAACCAACTGCCTTAGCCATGTAGCGTACACGGTTGATGATGTTTTCAACCGAGGTGCTGCCAAAGTGATCAAGCAAATACAGACGACCAGTGCCAAGTGTGTGATCGAAGGCATCACGGCGTTGCTCTTGTGTCACCACTGTATCTGGCAAGTGCAAAGGTGTGTTAGCTGCCAAGCTCATCATCGACAGGGCAGTCTTCTTAACACTCTCTTCTAAGAACAACAAACCAATGTTGTCGTGGGTGTTGCCAAGCAAGTGCCAAACAATCTCACGCAGCACTTGCGACTTACCCAACCCTGAGCCAGCTGTCACAGTGACCAACTCGCCCAAGCGTATGCCATAGGTTAGCTCGTTCAAGCTCTTCCAAGGGTAGGTGCAGTCAGCTGGTGCAAGTGGTGCAGACACCAAGTCCCACAAGCTAGAACCAGAGACAATCCCATCGGGCACGAACGGCTCAGCCCTCCACCAACGGTCAACAAACTGTGCTTCTTTCTTGTCAGCCAGCCAATCGCACGAGTCTTTGTATTCAGGCACAGGCTTGAACAGCTTGCACTTGCTACCGAACAGCTCAGCAATTTCCTTTGCGGCCTTCTGACCGGGTGCGTCACCGTCCATGCATAGTACGATGTTCTCAAAGCTGTTGATGTATTCGTAGTTGGCTTTGCAATCTTTCAATGCAGACCCTGCACCAGTACGGATGGATACCACAGGCCATTTCGACCCAGTCATTTGGAATGCAGCCAGTGCATCAAACTCACCTTCGGTGATGGTCAAGTATTTACCACCGCTTGGGAACAGATGCTGCCCAAACAATGTGCCTTTGCTCCAGCTACCTGCAGTGTTGAAGCTCTTGTCTTTGACACCTCTCACCTTAGCTGCCACCAGCTGTGAGTCTTTGTCGTAGTAGGGAAAGTAGAGGTTGTCCTTCTCACGAACAACGCCATACTTCTCCATCGTTGCAACGTGGATGCGGCGATCATGCACAGCCTCTAGCGTACCGTTGCGGTAGTGCTTCAGGAAGCTGTTGTCTTTTATTTCGGTGTCTACATCAATCACGTTTATTTCCTCAAAGGTTTCTTCCATATCGGAAGGGGTTAGGGTTTGGCATACAAAGCAGAACAGGCTTCGATCTTCATTCATCGAAGCACCGTCACTGCTGCCGCACTTGGGGCAGGGAATGTGTAGTTTAATAAACGCCATTACTTACGTAAGCTTTCCTCGAAACAGTTCCAAAGCTTTAGCATTCTTGATTCGTGCAAAGACTTGATGGCAAGTATCATGTTGTGCAACTCATCTTCAGACATAGGCTCAGCACAGTCTGCAGATCTCCACATCAACAGGTCAAGGTCTTCACAGGTAACCCAAGCTTGCATGATGTGTTGTTCTAAATCAAAGCGGGTCATGCTTGTAATTCTCCAAAGGGTATGAATTGTTTACGCACTAAGCGCAATGCTGCAACAAGTTCAACATCGGGATTGTTGCTTTTGAATTCGTAGTCGATCAAGAAGTCAAGCTCATCACGCACAAGCTGTTCGATTTGGTCACGGTTTAGTTCGATAAGGTTTGTCATTTGTTCCACCATTTAAATAGGGCAAGCATGATAACTGCGTTGATGCAAACTGCACAAGCGCCCATTAGCATTACTATTAAAACTGTTTCAATCATTTCGCATTCCTATGTAAAGCACAAGGGCTAGGACAGCAAGTGTTA